ATGATGTAAAAAATAAAATAAGTAATTCAAAAAAGGGAAAACCAAAATCTGAAATACATAAGCAAAAAATGAGTGAGGCTAAGAAAGGAAAAATATTTACCAGTGAACACAAAAAAAATTTAAAAAAGACAAAGGAATTATTGACTTGTCCTATTTGTGGTAAAACGGGGGGTTCAAATGCTATTAAAAGATTTCATTTTGATAACTGTGGCAAACCATATATTTTTAAACGTAACAAATAATCTATGAAGATAAGAAAGCCAATAACCCTATGGGATAAAATTACCTACGCTATTGATGACCTAGAGTTTGATGAGCCAAAGGAATTAGAAACCGATGCTCAGATAGTTGATAGGCTGATAGAGTTAGCCCATCATTATAGATTAGAATGCAAGAACCTAGAGGCTCAATTAGATGATTTTAAATATTATAATAAGTAAATATGGGCGGAATATCTTTAATAATATTATTAATATTAGCAATTATTATGTCACTACAAAGTGATGAATATAGAAAATAAAAACAAATGAAAAAGCCAATACACAAATACAATGGAGGAGCAGGAGCTACCCTTTGCCATCATTGCAAGGTAATTATAACAACAGGATTAACTGAGGATATATATTGCAAGGATTGCGCAGACAACAAGGTAACCTACCTAAACAGATACAGAGACAAAATAATCTTTGAGCATATCGGAGATACTGTTACGATGACAGGTGGCAGTTGGTTTAGATTTAGTTATGATGATAATAACAACACCACAATGGTAGACCCATCAGGAGGCCCTTACATTTCACTTGGAGATAACCTAGCAGACTTTTGGCCTAGAGGTAAATACCAAGACCTAATCATTGAATCAATATCATTAGATAGCAGCAAGGACGCAGCAGTAGTAACATTTAAAATTAAACAAGATGAAAATAGAGTACACCCTGAAGGAAGTGAGGCCTAATATATTTGCTGTTATTGTACCTAATCAATACGATAGAGCTATGCTATTCTGTAGGGCACAAGAGTTCTATGAATCAGATAGTGATTTATTTAAGGAGCAAGACTTTAATATATGGGAATACATGAGATGGTATTCAGCTAAGAACAAGGGAGTATTTACATATACTAAAGACTGGGATGGATTTAATCTTCCATTCAAGGTGGCACTTAATTGTACATTAGGAGCGCAATGCGAATCACCATACGACATAGCAATGCAAGATATATTAGACCAAATACTTCTTACTGATAATCCCGCTGATGCATATATCATAGGAACTAAAGCAAACAAAGGTCAAACATTTAAGCATGAGATTTGCCATGCTTTATACTATACTAATAGCGAGTATAAATTATTAGCTGATGAGATAACTAAATCTATTGATTGGCAAGATTATTTAATATTTGAAGATAACTTATTAAGTCTTTGTTATAATGCATCTGTAATCAATGATGAGATACAAGCCTATATGATGACAAACTATAAGGCTAAATACTTCAGCAAAGGAGTTGACATAGATACACTAAATGAATTACATAACAAATACAAAGAACAATTAAATAGATTTTTGAAATGACAAGAGACGAGGTAATAAAAAACATAAACAAGGTGCAGAAGTTATCCAAGAGCGCAAAGGATGCTATCAATGAAATCAAGAAGCTAGCCATGGATGAGGTGTACCATTTAGATAAGCACACAAGGCAGACAATAAAAGACCTTAAGATGGAGTACAACTCTACCAAGACGCTTGTAACAAAGCAAAGAGTTAACCATGATAAAATAATAGAGGTTGTCAAACATCACTTTGGGGTAGACTTTACTAGAAAGACTAGAAAGTTCGAATACAAGGAGGCAAGGCAAGTAGCCTGTTATTTGTTCAGAAAATTTACAGGTCTGAGTCTAGGAGACATTGCCTCATATGTTGGATTAGGAGACCACACTACCGTTATTCATGCTATTAAAAAAGTAGAGGATAATATGTACATAGACTCTACATATAAGGATATAATAATTGAACTTGAAAATATTTTAAAGGCTACCATAAAGACAAAAAATGATAACAATATTCGAGAAGTTCTCTAGCATAGGGAAACCATACAAAACAAGTGTCGCCTCTGTATTTAATGCCATTAAAAATGGAAAGGTAAAGGAGCAGATAGAACTCATTAGAACAGAGACTGACCAAGAGGTAATCAGCAAACTAAAACTAGAGCTTCCTTCTGTACTTTATGCTGGCGTATTTGATATACCTATTAAAAAAACTAGGGCAGATGGTAGCATCTACGAATCTTATCGTAATGATAAATCATTGTCAATACATTCTAAGCTGATACCTTTTGATGTTGATGACCTTGATGACATACCAAAGTTTAAAGAGGACGCCAAGAGAGACCCATACATTTATGCCCTATGGACATCCCCATCAGGAACAGGGGTACACGGACTAATCAAGATAGCTGATGGCAATAAGCACGAGGAACATTACAACGCCTTACTTAAACGCTATCCTGTATTTGACCCAACGGCTCGTAACCCATCAAGGATTTTGTTTATGTCTTACGACCCTGACATCTACATAAATGATGATAGTAAAGTTTTCTTTGAGGTCATAGAGAATGTACGCAACGAAGGAATGCTGATGACTGGCGTTAGTACCGACTATTCTAAGCTGAATATAGCCTCAAAAATGATTCAAAAGGCTGAGATAGGGCAGAGACATCACTCGGTAATTAAAGCCTCTTATTTGGTCGGAGGTTGGATTTCTGGAGGCCTTGTAGAAGAAGGTATAGCTAAAAGAGTATTAGAATTTGAGGTGCTGAAGAAATTCGGCCCACAAGAGGCTGAGATAGAGTATCAGGCAGTAGAAGATGGCGTAAAAGCAGGTCAGTATATGCCTATTAATGAACTTGCTACCTACGAAAGAAAGGCTATAGAGGAGATGGGGCTGATAGATGAGGAGTTATCTTTCTTGGTTAAGAATGAGGTTGATGAGGAGTATATCAGAAGATATAGAGCAGGCCTTATACCAATGGGGCTACCTTTTGGATACGATGACATGGATAAGTATTTGCTTTTAAAAGAAGGAGAGTTTTATGCCTTGCTTTCTCACGCTCACACGGGTAAGACGGCATTAACATTTTGGCTGATATTCTTATCTTCCTTTAAGTATGATTGGGGTTGGGTTGTTTATACAGGGGAGAATAGAACTGCCTCAGTTAAGATGAGAATGGTAGAACATTACATTGGTAAAAAGATTAAGGATTGTTCTGAATCTGAATTTCAGGAAGCCTTAAAGTGGGTTAATGAAAGAATGTTCTTTATCAATAATGATACAATGTATTCCTACGATGACCTACTTAAATATACAGAGAAGGTATCTAAGTTTCACTCTATTAAGGGATTGTTTATTGACCCCATTAATGCTCTAAAGGTTAAAGGAAATAATAAGTACGACCACGACATGGAGATGTATACTGATATGCTTTTGTTTACCAAGAGAACTAATATTTCTATATTTGTAGCCCTTCATACTAGAAGCCAATCTCAAAGGGAAAGGGACAAGGATGGTAATCAGTTGATACCATTCCCTGCTGATGCAGATGGTGGCGCAATCCTCTACAACAAGGTTGACATATTCGCGACTATGAATAGAAATATTCAAGACCCTCAGACATGGATGATAACCGAAATCTATGTAAACAAAATGCGTAACAAAGATACAGGAGGTAACACAACACCAAGAGGTGACATGATTAGACTTGTAATGAAAAATGGCATAGAGTTTACTGATATCAATGGTTGGTTACCAATTAAAAGAAAAGGAGTTACTGATTTTATAAATTATACCCAGGCTACCTTGGATGATATTATTAATGATATTGATTCTACACCATTTTAAAAAATATAATCAAAAACATTATACTAACAAAGTAAATAGTTAGTTTTGCAGTATGGAGAAAAACAATTTTAGTATTGCACTTTATGACATGTCAATACTTGATGTAAAAGAAAGAAGAGAAAAAAGAATTGTATATGAATCCGTTAAAAAAGCCTCAGCTAAATTAGGAGTTAGTGAAAATGTTTTAAAAAGAGCCTCATCAAACAAAGATAGATTATACATAAAAGCCTTAAATGGAGAATACGCAATAAGACACATAAACACAAAAAGCAATGGACGAAATACTAAGCCTTGATTACTATTACAAAGATTTTTCAATCAAAGCACTAAACAAAACACTTACATTTAAAGAGGCTAGCGAGCTGCTAGGCATTTCCGAAAAAACATTGTATAGATGGAGAGTACAATACAACATTATTCAAGACCCTAAAACAAAAAAATATGGAGAATCTATTCAAAGAGCAAGAGTTGCAGAAAAAGTTTGATGACACTAAAGTCATGATGGAATCAGTTAAGAAAGCTGTAGCCATGAAGGTAGATTTAACAGAACCACAATCTGTTCTATTAAAATTAAATGCTATAGTAGATGTTCAATATCTTGCTGCTGAATGTAGAGCAAGATTCCAATATTTATTAGACAAGCATACTGTATCTAAGATACAAATAGTAGATAACTATCAAGGGAATGCTACTGAAAAGAAAGCTATACTGAACGCAGAGATTGCAGGGGTATCTTTCTATGATACTTGGTGCGAGTATTTGCTGAAGGAATGTCATTATCAAATTGACATTCTTAGAACAGCCTTATCTTATTCTAAACAAGAGCAAAGAAGTATGTAATATGAAGAAATGTACCAAATGTAAGGAAGAAAGAAAGTTAGAATATTTTAGCAGAAAAAAAAGCTGGAGTATCGGAAGAGTAAGCGTATGCAGATTCTGTCAATCAGATTATGAAAAAAAAAGAAGAGAACAAAAAAAATTAGATAACATCTATTCATTTTAAACAAACACAAAACAGCTATGGAAAAAGCACCAAAAATTTACTGCGGTAGTGGTAAAACAAAAGGAGAAGGTTGGTTACAAGTAAGTGTAAACCCTGAAATCCTAAGTCAACATGTACAAGAGTACAATGGTAAGAAGTATGTTAAATTAAACATTAACATTGGTAAGGAAGACAAGTTCGGTAAGGATGTTCAAATCACTATTGACACCTGGAAACCTACACCAAAGTCAAACACATCTACAGCAGTAGCAAATGATGACTTGCCATTTTAAGGCCGTAAATTACTAACCACGGATTCGGTGTAGCTCAAATTGGTAGAGCCCTTAATTTTAAGGAGTGTGTTCGTTCAAGTCGAACCACCGAAACAAAATAATATTATGAAACACTCAGGTTCATTTTCACACGACCTCAAATTTGGGGAAGAGTCAGAGGACTGGGTAAAATCTTTGTTCTCGGGCTCTTTCAAAGTGGAAGTAAAATCCGATAGAAGGGCCCTTGTAACAGGGAACATTTACATTGAGGTTTATTCAAGAAGTAAACCATCAGGAATAAGCACGACAGATGCTGACTATTGGGTATACAAAATAGAAGGTATAGATACTGCAATAGTAATACCTACATCAAGATTAAAAGAATTAGTTAAGACACATTACAAAGGATTATTTAAACACGGAGGAGACCACGATAGCTCTAGAGGAGTATTAATACCAATAAAAGAATTATTCAAATAAACATGGGAGCAAATTTAGTATCAGCAATACATCATTTAAGGATGTCAGAAGAACACTTTGAAGATTTTATAAGACAAAATCCAGAGTCAAGAGGAGAAAGATTATTCAAAACCTACATAGCAAAATTAAGATGGGTTATGAATGATATTCAAACCTATCCATATTTTAATCAAGATACAAGAGATTGTATTAAGGCTGAAATAGAAAGCGATATATTTGCTGTGCCGGCTATCAATGAGAAAGTATCCTTATTAAATCCTGAGCAAAGAGAAATGATTGAGGAAACAATAGATGCAATGCTTGCAGGAGAGGATGTTAAAATTGTTGATACCAAAGAGATATAATTGATTATCTTTGCGTTATGCCAACTGTAGAGATATACGGAATACAATGCACAATGCCAGAGATGCCTTTTCTAAAAGAAATTGATGGCAGCAATATATCAGAAAAAAAACAAAAGTTTAGAAGAACTGATATACCAGATTCATTCTATGATTTAGAAATAGATGAGGATGGCAATGCTCAATACAATGAAGAGCAAATAACCTTTATCAAAAAAGAATTTGAAAGATGTAGAGATGGATATTGGTTTATGAATAACGGATTTCCTACCTATATTACAGGAGACCATTACTTTTATTTAAACTATTGGACATTGGAGTCTGGCGTTGAGCCTGAGTTCAGGGATGCTGATAGAAAATGGTTTCTATTTTACAATGAGGTTTCAAAAGACGATACTATTTTAGGAGTCATAAGGGTTAAGAAACGAAGAGAGGGGGCTACCTCACAATCATCATGTATACTTACTAAGGAGGCTTCTTTCACAGCCAATACTCGTTGTGGTATTATCTCTAAGACAGGAGGTGACGCCTCGGATTTATTCATGAACATGATTGTGTATGGATTCAAGTCTATACCTATATTCTTTCAGCCAAGAACTGATGGTAGTGATGACCCTAAGAAAAGATTAGTGCTTGTTAAACAGGCTAAAAAGAAAAAAGCTAATGTAGGTCTTTACAATAAAAGAGAAGGTCTTAATTCATTCATAGAATGGCGTAACACAGCCTTGAACTCATTTGACTCTGGTCGTTGGAGTAGATTGCTGATTGATGAGGCCTCTAAATTCCCAAAGGAAGTAGACATCGTAGAGTATTGGAATATCGCAAAGAAGACCCTAACAGAGGGAGCTAACAAGGTAGGATTTGCCTTGATGGTTTCTACCGTTAACCCACCTAATAATGGTGGTCAAGAGTTTAAAAACTTGTGGGACCAATCTAATCAGTTCAAGCACGGAAGAAATACCCCTACTAAATTAGTTAGATACTTTGTGCCTGCCTCAGAAGGATTAGCAGGGTTTATAGATATCTATGGTATGTCAAGAAAGAAAGAGGCTGAGGAGTTTATCCTAGCTAACTACAGAAATAATGACCAAGATACTCGTGACTATCCATTAAACGAAGAGGAAGCCTTTAAATTTAATCAGGCTGATTGTCACTTCAATTTAGATAACATACTTGAGCAAGAGCAAAAGCTAAGAGACAATCCTGTGTTTTTGAGAAGAGGTAGATTCTATATGACAGGAGAGGATAAGGTTGAATGGGCTGATGACAGCGGTGGTAGTTGGCTGATATATAAGTTCCCTGAGAAGCCTAACAATTTTCAAATAAGAGGTAATGTAATGTACCCTGGCAATGCTACTGAGTATGGAATGGGTGTCGATACCTATCGTTCAGCTATGACCTCAGGAGAAGGCTCTAAAGGGTCAGCATGGATAGGAGAAAAGATTGACCCAACCAAGGAAGGTAGTGGAGCTCCTATGGCTCATTACTATGGTAGACCAAAGCTAAAGAAATTGTTTTGGAAGGAGATGTTGATGGCATGTATGTACTACGGAGTGCCTGCAACAATAGAGTTGGATGCCGGAGATGACTACTACGAATATTTTAAATCAGAGAATGACTTTAAGCTGAATTGTTTACCAATGCTAGGCAAGAAACCTGATGCAGTTGTAGACCCTACAAGAAAGACTAAGGTTAATCATATGATTCGTGGGGTAGCCTCAGCTGATGCCTTCGCATTATCAAAGCAGTTAGAGTACGGAATAAATTACATAGAACACTATTGTCATCTTATAAACTATCCTGACCTATTAGATGAGCTTAAAAAATATGAGCATGACAATCGTACTAAATACGATAGAACAGTATCATTCTTGATTATGTTATTGACCTTAACAGGGCAGACAAAGGCTCAGGCAGAGACTAAAAAAAGAATGCCTCTTATAGAGACATATTCAGTAAATCATTTTAAAACTTTTTAGTACGTTCAAATTCGTACAATAACAAACCAACAGCATCCACAAAATCTTCATTGTATTTTAGCTGATGTCTATTTGCAGCATCAAGAATAAGATGCATTAGTTCGTGGTAGAAGGTCTTGTCTATTTCAGACTTTGGCAATTTTTTATTTCCTTCTTTGGATGTAAGAGTAATTAACTTTAAATCAAAATCAGCCTCTCCTAAATACCCCTCACCTTCACAATAATCATCATCAAACTCAACAGTAATCTTTTTACCATTGAGCTTGAATTCTGTTGGTATGTTTATTTTGTTAGGCACTCTTAAGTTCGATTAAATCTGGTCTCTCCTCATCATCAGGTAATGATTGCTTAGAACCTCCTCTAATCTTTCCCAACATTCTTCTGTAGGCATCCTCTAAGGCATGTAGCTCGTAAATCTTATTAACTAGGTATGATTCTTGTTCTGATAATGACATTTTATTAAACGATTTTGCAATTTTCAACTTGGCCATAAAATTTCTTTGAATGATAAATATACTAATAAAATTTGTCTTCTTTTCTATCTTGAACTAACGAAATACCTGCTCTAAATATGTAATAAATAAACAATATAAAAAGCCCTAATTGAAAGGCAGGTAGAAAGTCTACAAAATTAGTAGGGTGTATTAAGGAGTGCCAAACGAATTGCAAATACTCTTTCATATTAAAATATTTTTTCTTGAATTTGATATTCCTATTTTCCTTTTATGCTCTTCCGTAAGCTTTTTACCCTTATGGAATGCGCTTACTTTAGCCTTGTTTTCAGGGGTAGACTTAATCCTCTTCATTATCTCACTCATATTCTTCTTGTATTCAGCTGAGTATTTTACTCCGTACATTGGATTTTTATCTCCTTTTTTAGAGTTACTTTTATTCTTCCTAATCTCATCAGTAAATACAAGGTTGTTTATACCATCTCCCCCATCAGTCATATTAACCAATGTGCCAAGACCAAGGTCTATTCTTCCGTAAAATGAAATCAAATACTTCTCAATGCTACAAGCCTCTTCCCAAATAATATCTTTATGGGTAATCTCAACAGTATAATCTTTAGCTGAAATGATGTTACGCCAATACTTATTTCTTCCTAATTTAGAATAAGCCCTTTTATCTGTCTTGCCTATTCCAACATAGAAAACAGAATTGTTATCATTCCTTCTATGTAAATAAACTATTGCCATTAGTATATCTTATTGTTTATTATCCTCTTGTTTCTAACTTCAAAATTGCCATCTTTTTCTACCATGATGTGTGCAAATCCTAAGTTGTGCTTAGTCCCATGAGGGTCGTAATCAGGCGAAAGAGTACACAAACATCCAGAAGACCAACAAGCAATGTTTTCCTCTTTAATATTGCTCTCAGAATGCTCTGATGTGGTATGCACATGACCTATCAACATAGATGATTTAACCCTTGTAAACACGCCTCTAGCAGCATTAACAGGCGCCATAAATCCTCTTACAATAGTATGCCCATGTAATAGGTGTAGCTTGCCGGCCCTTACAACAATGTTTTGCTCATAGAAGTCTATATTGTATTTCTTTAAATCAAGTCTCTGTGGTAGTCTAAAGTATTCATCATTGAAAAGCATTGGAGCCTTCTTCATTAAATAACGTACATACCAGTTATCATGGTTGCCCTCAATCCAAACAATGTGTGCCTTAGGAAATATTGTTCTTAGATGACTTAGAAAGATTTGGCAATACTCAAACCACTCTACAACATCATCAGGGCTTGGCGGGGGAGCATCGTGATTAGTGAATGGAGTGTTATCTAAAATGTCTCCACCTAATACTATGCAGTTTATCTTCTCTTTCTTTCCGTATTCTATGGCTAATTTAATAGCCTCGTTATCTTGATTGGGAATATGTATATCGGACATCCAAAGTATATTGTTGGAGCTGACAGGTAGGTCTACAAACTTTCTAGAGGAACATTTTGATGGGGGCAAATCAGGAGTGTGTGGCACACTTACTCTTTTGCTACTATACTCTCCATTTGCTCCTGTGACTCTTCTTACGTAAGTTCTAGCCTCTTCTTGACTAGAGTAGATTGCCTCGTAATCGTTGAACAATTTTGCAGCGATAGAGGATTTAGATATTGAAGGAAACTTCAATACATAATCAGCTGCTAGCTGAATTTTTTGACTCATGTGTTATAGTTTTGTTATGGCCTCTTGGTATAATTCAATAAACTTCTTCTTGAATCCTACAGGCGGCAATTCGAAAACATTTCCCACAACACTCTCTGCATAATATGCTCTCACTAATCCCTCTACAGAGGTTATCTTTTCATTCAACAATGGGTTGGATATGCCACCGATAAATAAACCCTTATCAATAACCTCAGACTCAATAGAATCGATGTTATTATTATCTTCTAAATTTGAAATTGCATATACGGAATACTGAACCTCCTTAGCATATGGAGATTCTGCTATGTACTTTAGTGTGTCTTGCATCTGGCGTGATGTTATTTAGATAAAAATTTTATAGCTAGTTCTATTAAGAAAGCAAGTACACCTCCAACCGAAAGAACACCCAACCAAAACCATTTTACTTTCTTTAGTTGCTCATCGTGTTTTTCAACTATATCTGAAATCTCCTTAACATCAGCAACCAAGCCGTTGCTCTGAGTGAGTTTGTTCCCAATCAGAGCATCTATAACTTGTGTTAATTTTTTATCCATGGAGTCTAGCTTAGACTCAACGTCATTTAACTTATTCTCCATAGTTGATAATCTTGCGTCCATTAATGTTATCTCAGTTTGGATGTCCATTATTCAGCAGTTTGAACATCAACTTGAACTGTATTTTCAGCAACCGTAACATCAGCAGCATCTTCTGTAGCTACATTAGCGATTACATTTTCAGCTGACAAACTCTTGATTAAGTCGATTACGCTTACGCCATTTTTACATGGTACATCTTGGTGGAACCAAGCAGCGATTTGATTTAGATTTACATCTGTTAATTGGTACATATACTTTTATTTAAGATTCTTTAATATCCACCACTGGCGCTTCAGACTTTGGCTCTTCTTTTTTAACCTCTTCTTTCTTAGCCAATACCTTCTCTAATAAGATAGGAAAGTAGTCTTCTGTTTCAATGTTATATAACTCTCCTACATTAATAGCAGGAACGTCAATGTTCTTTTCAATAGACAATAACTCAAACAAATCTTTTTGGAATGCCTCCATCTTGTCCTCAGCTACAACATAGTTGCCACCTTCTTTCTCCTCTCCGTATTCCTTAATCAATTCGTTTCTTGATTCCTCAAACTCCTTTACATATTCAGCTACCTTTTTGTTAAGCTCATTGTTCAATGCATACTTAACTCGGATGCTTAATTTGCTTGATAAAATGCCTTTTGTTCTTTCTCCTGTTTGCTGATTGATAATTCTACCGTTCAATTCTTCAGATAGAACTAAAATCTCATTAAGTGATAATTTCATGGTTGTTAAAATTTAGTGCTAAGTTACACAATTATTCCGATTCGTTAATTATTTTTTCCATATCTTTTGGATGCTTGTCTCTAGCCTGCTCTATAATCCAATCTTGGGTGTCAAGAGTCATCTCTAAAACTTGAATCTCTCCTTTCAGAGAGTCAATAGTTATATCCTTAGCTTGGATAGATTCTATATTTTCTTTATATGACTCCAAGGTACTTATTTTATGTACGATGAAGCCATATAAAAGAAATATTATTACGTAAATTATAGTCTTTTTCATGTGCCTTTTTTGCAAAGGTATGAACAAAAGTAATTACGCAGCTAAAATTTTATGAAAATCTTGAAAATGTTTTAAACGGTCAGGTAAACCAATCGTTCCACCATTAACACGCTTAGTGATTTTTGTAACCACCTCTTCAGTTGGTCCACCATCTGCGATAGCACTTAGTCCGTTTTTATTCCAGAACCAAGCAGCTGATGCTAATGGATATTTTGTTCCAACTAACTCAGGGTGAGCTACACAATCTTCTCCTATTGCTTTTGTAAATGAAGCATAGTTTTCTTTTCCTGTTAATTGGATAAAGCCTCTTCCATGATATTTATAACCATCACCAGACGCTTCATCACCATTTCCCATACGGTTGCCATAAACTTTATTTGCTATTTTTTCGGGTTGTCTTGCATAAGCTGCAGCTTCCTCAGGAGTAGGGAAATACTTATGAAAAATCTTTTGTAATCCATCAGCTGAGTAGTTTAAATTCTCATTGATGATTTTAAAGTCTCCACTTTCGTGAGCTGCTTGTGCTAAGAAGTGTGCCATTCTTAATGGACTATCAATACCAAACTTAGATGAAACCTCATCTAATTGTCCAAGAACTGAATCTGGTATGTGTCCTTTTAATCCTGCTGTATTCATTATTCAGTTGGTTTTTCGTCCTTAGAAATATTTTTGTTACCGAAGATAGCCTCAGCACCTGCAATACCTAAACAACCAAATGTTGTGTACAACAAGCCATTGAATACTACTGGCTCAACAACGAATACCTTGCCCATAGCACCTGTAACTACATCCGTTAAACCATAAATTACCATTGTAATGAAGGCTGTTACACCTACTACTACCTTTGCGTTAATGTCGCTTTTATCAGCGAACATTTTTAATAAGAATTGTTTCATTTTTTTTTATTTTAATTTCCAATAAAGTGACGTACCGATTACAGGAGTTAGGTTTGTGGTAACCCCTACTGAAAGACTATATATTTTATCAGTCTTTGTTTGTAACATTAAACCACCACCAATGCTATGTACAAAGTTTGGCTTATCTAATGACATATTCAATCCATAATAGATGTGACTCTTAGGTAGGTCTTTTACTATTAAGGTTTCCTTGATTGTTCTTTGCTTCACACTAGCCGTATACTTTCTAGACTCAATCTTATTTTTGCTGATGGTATCTTGCACATATACAGAACCTAAGCTATCAGGTAATTGTAGGGTGTCCTTGTATACATTTTTTGCAAAGTATTCCTTGATGATTTGTAAGGTGTCTACGTTCATAGGGATAGGAACATAGATTGTGCTGTCGTGATAGATGTCCTCGCCTTTCTTTGTAACTACCTTAGTCTTTACAATGTCAACGGTGTCTATAGTATGCTTGATAACCTCGTAAGGTTTACCATCAATGTACTTGATTTCAGGAGAGAATGGATTGTGCTTTCCGAATACGCCAAAATATATTGCTACCAATGCAGCTAATCCAGCTGCTATCTTTATGATATTTTTCATACCCAAATTTACAAATTAAATTTTGAACCAACTAATATCCCAACCGAGTTGGTAGGGGGTGGCATATACTTGATATTAGCGATGATTCTGAACCTTTTAGATAAGGCTATATCAAAGCTATTACCCACTATAAAGCTCAGTTTACTATTGTTTACCAAGGCATCTGTTCCTGTTATATATGAGGTGGGGGAGTTCATTATAAACAACTCAGGGGTAAAGCTGATTCTACGACTATAGGGAATGGCTTTCATTCCAAATAAAACTACAGAAGACATCAGCAAGGTTTGCGACTGAACTTTAGTTGCAATTAAGGCTAGGTTGTAACCATAAACATAGGGAGCTTTCATAGCCACATAGGAGTAGGCTCCCATATAAATAAGATTTCCTCCACTATAAACTGTTGAGACAGAATAACTGTTTGCGCCTAAAAGTTCTCCATTAGAGAACTCGGCAACTGAATACCTAGCTGATAAGGCTACCATGTTAAGGCCTATGATTGCTGTTGCCCCATATGACATCTCTCCTGTTAATGATGACTGAGAAAGACCTAAATTTGCTGAAGGAGTAAAATTTCCCCTAATTTGCTGAACAGCACTAAGGTCAGAAGAAAATATTATTGGAGTCATGGCGCTGCCAGACTTCTTGCTTTCTTTTTTCTCCTCCTTTTTCTCCTCTTTCTTTTCTTCCTTCTTGTCTTCAGATTTGCTCTCAGACTTGCTTTCGGACTTGGATTCGGATTTTGTATCAGAAGAAGACTCACTCTTACTACCCTCACTTTGTGACGAGGATGATGAAGAATTGCCATCACTTTGTGACGGGCTACTTGCAGGTGGGGGTGCTGCTGCAGGAGGAGGGGGCGGTGGTGGAGGCGGAGGAATGGCTGCTGATATGCTACTAGAAACCACAGAGTTTGTTATTGCTGCCACAGGGCATGGAGCTGAATATTGAGCATAGACCTGATTAACCCAAGCCATAAATGTCCCACTAGAAACATCAGCAGGGGTAAAGTATTTAGCCTTACCCATGAATACGATTGTACTACCTTGTAGGGGGATTATGAATACTGTAACCTTCTTGGTGCAAGGGTCAACAAATGTGTTCACTAAAGTTTGTGCGTTCACGGAATCGTGAACAAGCAAAAAAAGTGTACATAATAATGTACAGATTATTTTATTTCGTAAAGACATTTTTCTTAATCATTCTTGATAGGATTCTTGCACATGCAATATCTAATGCTTTTTTTGTGGCAGTTCCTATGGTTGATTGATTAAACTTAACCTCACTTAAATTGGCATCATTAAGTAGACTTGCTTCTCTTGTTGTCTTAGCCTCTCCTAATCCTGAGGCTGCTATAATCTCTCCTGTCTCTGCATCAGTAAATCTTACCTGTAGACCTAATCTTGTTACAACAGTTTCTTTAACACCATCCTTCACCTTAATCTCCTCATCCTCGCTGACAGAGAAATCATAACACTCTATCTCTACGAAGTAATGGGCTAATCTAATCTTTCCTCTTCCGTCCAACTTATCTTGAGAAATTCCTGCTTGGCTTGCTTGGAATTGCTTGACCATTCTGTTTTTGATTTCTGTCTTATCTTCTGTGAAAGTAAACCTATTGAGGTTCTCAAGGTACTCAAGGGTAATGTTAGCAACTCCAAGTCCAACTTTCTTTTCCTTAAGCTCTGGGAATTGTTCATAGATTTCATCTGATATACCACATTTTAATATTTGAATAGGAATAGTTGGTCCACTATAATCCATGTATTGACTGATGTCAATCTTGGTCTCAAAGCTAGCAGAATATTTTTCTGTAGATGTTTTTGCTATCTGACCAAATGAAAATAGTGATATTAATAAACTACCACTTAGGAGCTTCGTCTTTAAATTCATCGCCTTCTTTTTTCTTTGGTTTTGGTTTTGATTCAGCTGGTTTGTCTGCACTCTTTTCTTTTATTACGACAGTCTTCGTAGATTGAGCAGGTTGTTGCTGAGTAGGCACGCTGATATTGATTTGTGGTTGAGCAGCCTTATCTTCTTTCTTTCCGCTAAACATAGAAATTACCGCAGCACCACCGGCAGTTACAATAGTACCAATAGTACCGATTACTGTTTTACTTAAACCCTTAGCGGTTCCGTCATTGTGCTTTTCGTTTTTCTCCATTTGCTCTTCTGGAGTCTTTTCTGTTTTCTTTGCCATATTATTTCTTTATTAGTATTGGTGTCTTTGAGGTGTTGCCGTTCATATCCATTAAGATTAAATCATAGCTACCATCAGGAAGATTGCTTAGGTTATCTGTCTTGATTAGTTGCTGATTAGGAGATGAGATGCCATAAGACTTGTAGGTCTTGTTTGACATATCAGTTATCAATAGACTATACTTTTGATTAGGCTCAACATTAAAGGTCATGTTAATCACACCTGTGGTAGGATTAGGAGACACATTGAATGAGCCTGTAGATAGTGGCATTGATGGGGCGATAGGTGCATCATAGGTTTTTCTGCAAGAGATTATAAAAATGACACAGCAAGCGATTATAATTTTTCTCATTATTTAAAGTTATTTATTCCAAGTATTCTAATTGATTGAGAGTTTAGGTTTACGCCTAATTGATTTCCTTTGTTGTCTGAGGCATCCATGTTATCAGTAACTGTTACCAAGGTGCTGATGTTTGCTCCACCATTGATTGCCTTTAATCTAACGATGTATGGCGTTCCTGAAACAGGGTTTGATAAGGTCTTGTCTATGCCACCAAACTTTAACTTACCACCATCTATCTTAAAGAAGTTTAACCAAGAGGCATCTGTATTAGCTGATACAGTGTCTACCATAAGCTTAGTCTCATCAAACAATAATTCAAATTGCAAACCACAGACCTTAGAGTCTGTGCTGATATTGAATGGGATAGAGATGTAGTCATTTTGTGCTACCACATTAGATAGATTAACATTTACAGGACTCTTAGTTTGAATAGGAGTATTTACGAATGAGAATGATTTAATGTTATTGCCTGCATCTACCACCTGAGAACTATGAGAACGATTCACATCCCCTGCTATTAAATAGTTTAATACTAATGGCTGACTTACCTGACCTGTTTTAAAGTAAACATAATCAGTATAGCTCTTTGCATTCCAATTAGTAGTAGACAAGGCGTTGAACTCTGTTCTAGGCATTAGGTATAAAGATGGAGTAAGACTATCTACACCTGCCACATGACTTAGTAATAAGTAAGGGTCAGCACCATCTAATTTTTTATTGTAGTTGATGTCAGCAGCAAGATAACCTGCTCCTGTCATGATGTTTGAGTTGTTAAATGTTCCGTCTAAATTTTGGCTACCAAACTCCCCCAATACTGCAGCAGCATCAGAAATTGTAATAGCTGATTGTGCTTTTGTTTTTAGGCTATCTATAGCCACCTGAACCTTGTAGGTTGTATTAGCACTCAACTCTGAGGCTAAAGAAAAGTTACCATTAATATCAGGGTATACTGTTGCCTTTAATGCGCTAGTTGCTGAGTCAGAGAATAATAGTTTTGGCTGAACAGAATTTACCACATATAAACTTCCTTTGACAAGTTCGTTTTGTCCTGCACCAAGTTGTACCCATGTAGACCTTGGGTCTGGCATATTCGTAGCAAGATTAGCACCTGTTCTATCCCATGTTGTAGCAAAGTTCATATACAAAGAATCGTAGGCAGAACCTGCTGCTACGTTGTTAACCTTTAAGTTAACTTTTAGGAAGTCACCATCTAACAGGTTAGCAGCTGAACTAACAGTAACGTATATTCGCTGTATAGCGTTAGGACCATTCGCGTTGTAAGAGTAGTTGCAATAGTTGTAGTTTTGTGTTCCATTTCTTGTGAAGTTCTGTGCGTTTCTTAGATAGGTATATCCTGGGTAGAAGTAGTTTGTAAAACTTGTTGTGCCACCTTGAGGAAGGGCTGAGTTACCTGCTGACACATCTATTATACTAAATAACTTATAGTTGTATTGGAAGTCAAAGTAAATCGTACGAGTGGTAGAGCCGTTGCCTCGGTAGTTTACTATCATCTGTACGGTGTCTCCTTTTGAAATAAGATTGCCGTGTATGTTTTGAGTTATACTTGCGTTTTGGAAGTATAAGTCAGGAACCTGCGCTGTTACATTTATATATAAAAAAGTAATAAAACACAATAATAATAATTTCATTTTAATCTAATAACTTGTTACACAATGCGTTACATGCTTTCTTTATCGCTGTGCTTAAGTTGGTCTGATTAAAAGTACCCTTTTCGCTTATTACAAGTGTTGATGTAGAGACCTCTGTTGCTGATTCTTCTACTATTTGTTCCTTGGACTTCTTTCCGTCATTAACAATATAGCCTTTCATTCTTATTACAACAGCATTATCATCCTTGTGGAATACGGACATATTGCTTTTTGTAAGCAATACATCCATATAAATAAGCTCCACAAATATCTGTTTTTTTGATGAAGGCGACAAATCAAGGCCTTTGTCCTGAGCTACCTCCTCTAATATATTCTTTACCCCAAATTCAATCTTTCTATTGCCGGCAAGATTACCTACCTTAATAAAGTTCTTGACATCCATTATGGCAATATTCTGTCCTGATACTTGGTGGCAAGTAAATAATAAAAGAATCAGTAAGTATTTCATTAGCAATCAATTACATGCTCTGCTCCAAATAAACCTACTAACTTTGTTTTTAAATGGCTGTAGCCAAATGCAAAGATTGTTCCAGATTCTACTGAAGACATGTCAGGAACAGTTGCTGTGTAAGTTTCTGTTGAGTCTTGGTTTTGCCATTCTGTAACTGCAGGAGTAACAATAGTTACACCATCCTCAGCCATAACAGCAGGAGTAACAACCACCTCTACACGTCTTGTTGCAGTTCTTGTAGCCTCAACCTCTTTAGTTAAAGCAACCCATAAATTATCTCCAATTTGCTGATTACGAGCAACACCAACCTGCATAGGAGGATTAGCAGCTGTTGAAGAAGGTACATCAGATTGAGATTGGAATAATTCAATTCTGAAATTTGCACTACCATACTTTGATAATTGGTAGTCTGCAATACGCACATAAGCTTCTGATGTGATGCCTTTATCTGTGCCGATTTGTGTTGTAATTTTTAACGCCATTTTTTTATTTATTTAATAAGTTATTTAATTGTAAAGTTAAGAAATCTATTTGAGCTTGTTGTTCTTTTATTGCCTCTACTAATAATGCTGATACACCGTTATAGTTCATTGCATAACCTTTCTCTTCATCATATCTAACAAGTTCTGGAACAATAGGCTCTACCTCTTGAGCAATAAATCCTAATTCAGTTCCTTGATGCTTAGTTCCATCTCCCTTGTCTATGTATTCATAAGAAACACCTCTTAATGCTTTTACCTTATCTAATGAGTTTGATAAAGATGCAATGTCTTTTTTCATACGAGCATCTGAAGCATTATATAATCCAACGGTATATAAACCATAAATTAGATACAATGTGTAACCAGATACAGGGCTAGAACTTCCGATTGCATAAGAGGCAGTAGATGTGCTGTAGTAGAATGCCCATTTACCAATACTTTGTCCATAAATTCCAAAGTTGCCTCCATTCGCCATGAATGAAGAAATATTTCCAGTATTATCATATATAGAATATCCATTCCAACTGTTATTACCATATGTACATACGTTACCGTATGATGCTCCTTGTCTAGCAGGAGCGCACAATCCATATCCATAATCATTAAAATATAATCCTGTAGAGCCATATACTCTAAACCAACCACCATTAACATACCAATCAGAAGCAGTACCGCTTGTTGATACTGTTAGGTTATTAAAAGTAACATAATCAGATGTTCTAACATACTGATTCATGTTTGAAGGATATGCGTCTGAGATTGTATCTAATGCCCTTGCCCAAGATTGATAACTACCTCCTGCATAACTTCTAAACCAAAAATGGTTATCATAAAAAGACATACCATGCTGATGTCCGTAAACGTTAGTAGGATTCTCATGTCTTACATTCACATAACTAAACCATGTTCCTACTGGATTTCCTGAACCTGCGTAGTCATTATAAAATCCACTAACCGCTGTGGTATTTGGAGCATTGCTAACTGTTAAATTTGTTGCATCTAACCAAGCTGCTGGTTTACTAGATACGTTACTCCATGCAATAGAACCACTAAAACTAGATGCAGATACACTCCCAGAAAAAACAGCATTCCCACTATTTGATATATTAAAAAAAGACGTAGCATTTCTTCCTATAGAAAATTTATCAGTACCAACGCCAGAAGTACCAGGTCCAATATCCCAATAATATGTTGCAGCAGGGTCACTAGCCATTCTAATAGTAGCACCTGTCATAGAACCAGAGAATCCATTATATCCTGGTTGAGTATATGAAATATGTGGATTAATGTGCATCACCCATCTATCTGCATTACTTCCATATAGTGTAGGATATGAACTTCCAGCCCAAGAAGCACCAATCTGTCCTAAATTTGCAGGATATGAACCTGAGTTATTAAATGTAATAGTTGAGTTAGCAACAACAGTATTACCATTAAATGAACCAGGAATAGTTAAATCTCCATTAGGTTTAAATTTCCAATATAAAGTACCTAATCCATCTCCTCTATTACTTATAACAACATCACCATTAATATTAGTTGTTGGTCTCATAAATCCAAATGCAGGATAGTTATAATATCCTTGTCCTGATACTACACTATAACAACTAATTAATGGATAAAATGTATCATCATTTTGAGTTACACTTATTGAGTTAGCCACAAATGGCATACCACCAATATTTTTTGTTGTTGATGGATACCCTGTAGGTACGATACCAACTAATTGACCTGTCAAATAACCACCACCAAGGGGTAAATAATTACTTAATCCAATCATTGACGCAACTGCTGCTGAAGAATAACTTCTTATATAAGTATCAGTACCATTAAAACCAGCTACATAACTAAGACCAGATGTATTGTTTTCTGTACCACCAACTGTAGTATTAAAATATCTTGCAAATACATATCCAGAAGAATTTCTTTGTACTATTGTAGCTGCTGCATCTGCATTTTGAGATATATTAGATGCTGAGATTGTTCCTATTGCATATAAATTACCACTAACATCCCATCCTCCTACTGTTTGACCTGATGTTGTATTGTAAAAATGGAATCCTGTTGTACCTACCAACTGAGAAGATGTTCTTAATCCAGCATACCACTGAGCATTACTATTCTTAAAATTCCACATTGCCTCAAGATTACCATTAGAGTATATCTGAGGGTATTGATGATATCCTGTAGAATATATTTCTAGTGCACTACCTACAGCATTTGATGGAGTATTTATTGTTAAAGTTCCGCCTATAGTACCACCGCTCAATGGTAAAGCATATGATGAATAATTACCAGCATCTAAAATAGTGTTACCTGCATAACTAGGTCTAGCTCTAGGAAAATTTACTTGACCTGCATTTGTAGCGGTCATAAATAACTGAGGTCCTGTTGCGTATGAATCTGTAGTAGCAAAACCCATAGCTGTTCCGTAACTACTGTTATTAGATACATAAATACCAGCTTGAGGTATACCACCATCACCTTGCCATGTTATAGCACCCTGATTCCCATTATTATTTGCTGGACCAGCTCCATTATTTATATGAATATTACCATACACTGTTTTTGCTACGTTAAAACTACCGTTAGATAATCCTGTAGCAGTTACATATGTAGAATAAAAAATACCTGTCAATGTACCCCCTGCTAATGGCAAGTAAGAACTAAGAGCTGAAGATGTAATATATCCACTTGGGTTAGATGCTAGATAATATGTACTATTATCGTAACTGATTGTTGTACCTGAAATCTTAACAAAACCTGTTCCACTTAACGCAGCTTGTTTACCATTAAATGTATTCCAATCAGTGCTTGAAAGGTATCCATTTGTCGAGGTACTAGCCTGTGTTATTGATATTGCACCTGTTGAGGTGTTATAGGTTATTGGTGCTGAACCTGACAATGAAGTCAAGCTAATGTAAGCACTTGGATTCGTACTATTATATGGAGTAAATCCTAAGGCAGTTGTAACATCACTTGAAGAAAGTGTAACCGCACCTGTCCTTGTATTGAAAGAAGTGACACCTGTTGATGGGATAGCCTGTGTAGATAATGTACCTGTTGAATCAGCAACAACCATTCTTGTTCCTGTACCAGATAAACTTCCAACTAAAACTCCACCGCCTGAATAGTTCAATCTAATTAATGTACTTCCCACTACAGATGCTCCATAGTAACCTTGGAAGTCTACATACGATGTTCCTGACGTACCACCTACTGACCAAACACCAAAGGCGTTATTACCCCCTGCTGATGGGTCAGCATTAATAACTGTTATACTTGCAGTTCTTCCTGTATTTTTAACAAGAAGACCTCCGTTAATATCTAATGAATATGTTGTAGAAACGTAAGGGCTTGATGTGTTAATTCCTATACCATTTCCGTTATCGTAAATAATACTACTACCTATTGTTCCGCTTGCAGTAAACTTAGCTAAATAGTTTGTTGTACCACTTCCTCCAATTTTAGAATTGAAGGTAGTCCAATCAGCGGAACTCAATGCCCCTCTGTTAGATGAAGAGGCAGTAGGAATATTAAAGGTATGTGTTGAGGTAGAACTTGAAATGTTAAAGTCACTACCACTTGTTCCTGTAGCAAAGTTTTGTACCTGTGCAGTCAAACCATTCAAGGCAGTAATACCTGTTGTGAATGTTGTGATTACCTCACTCAAGTTATTATTTTGGGTGTGCATGGTAATTGTTCTTCCTGCTGTCACAACATAAACTCTTACAGCTAATCTATCCGTTAAGGCTAGTGTAGTTGTAGGTACTGATAAGGCAGTTGTATATAGGTCAACTGCTGTTCCGTTGGTAATATATTCTGGGTTACCTGAACTTGTGGCAATCAAGGTAAACGAACCATTATATTTATATAACTCTACATAGAAGTAAGGACTACCACCTGTAGAACTAGATTGCATGTAAATCTCAAAGTTCCAGTTACCTGCAGGTATTAATAACTGATTAGGACTTCCTGAATCAGTTAAGAAAGATGCTATATAACCATTGGAAGAAATATTAAAATCTGCGCTTGAGCCTGTATTAGCAGTGGTGCTCATTTGCTGATAACCTGTCACACCTGATGCTACACCACCATTAAAATAAAATGCCTGACTAGCACCACCACCGCCTGCTCCTGGGTTGTAAGTTGCTAATGTACCATCACCACGAATATATTGAGCAGTTGTACCTGCACCTGTAATTGAAATAGTACCTGAGCCTGTTACTGGTCCTGAAACATTGAATGCTGATGGCATTGAAATAGCCACAGAGGTAACCGTACCTACACTCCAACTTCTATTTGTGCTGATGTCGTAGGAGGTACCATTTATACTAAGAATAGTTCCACTAGAGGCAGCACTTATATCTGATAATAACTCAGAAGAAGTTCTGTAGGCTAATAGATTACTAGAGTTTAAAACTAAAAACTTATTGGTATTAACGCCTGCATCAGAGACAGTATTAAACTTACTGCCACCTGTGACATCAATACCATTCAATATTTTCTTAGACATTTATTATTTTTTAATGATAACACGGTACGCATTAGAAGCAGGAGCTACTGCAAATGAAACTGTTACGGTGTTTGTATCCGTAATAACCACATCTGTAATAACCTCTTCTAAGGTTGTGTTATCTTTAATCATTACAATCACATCCACTGTTCCTAGGTTATGAACAACAGCATAAGAGGTATTTGAACCATTACCAATGTTTGCTGCATATCCACCTGTTCTATTATTTAAAAGTGTTGTTAACTTTAATGGAGTAACTGCTGTAGTGTCGTCAGTACCTGTGTTAGTTTGTGTTTGAGTAGCAATCTTAACTAAACCTAAGGTAGTTTCTGTTGCTTGGTCTCTGTTAACCTCTAATTGAATCCAATCAGCAGCAGAGGTAGTAGATGCGTTATTAATTTTTGCAATAATAACATCCCCAACATTGAAAGCAACGCCACCTGTTGTACCTGCCACAGACACATACCAATAGTCTCCTTTCTTTGTTCCTGATACAGGAGTTGAGCCTACAGGGAATGTACCACTTGAGGCATCCCATGCACCCTCTAAATTTCCTAATGCACCAATCTGTGCATCAATGTAAGCCTTTGTAGCTGAAGAGGTTGCAAGGGTTGTTGAACTTGCACTTGCTAAGTCAGTAACAATGATTACCTCTGAAGGAGTAGCAGTAGCACCAGAGGTATTACCAATTACAGTCAAGTTTGATGCTTGTTGTAATTTAGCATAGGTAACCTGATTAGCACCAATTTTTATTGTTGTAACTGCACCATCATTTAATTTAGCAGTTGTAATTCCTAAGTCTTTTACTCTTACCGTGTCAGCATTAATCTCAATAGTAGCATTATCCACGTTAACATCTAAGGTTACAGAACCTGAGGTTCCACCACCTGTTAAACCATTACCTGCAACTACTGCCTGAATGTCTCCTGAGATGTCAATCCAAGAAGTACCATTCCAGAAATATATTGTTGTTGAGGTTGTATCATAATACACCTGACCCGCAACAGGGCTACTAGGAGCTGATGACAAGTTTTGAATCGCTACGTTAAGTATCTGATTCTTCGTGAGGTCTAGGTTGGTAAGAAATTTCTTTGACATTATTTTTAATTTAAGTAAGCCATACCGCTAAATGCAGCGCTAAATGTTATTGTTATTTGATTGATTGAATTATAATGAACCTCGCCTATTACCTCATCATTCGCACTATCCACTATATTTACTGAGGCAAATTTACCTAAATTATGATTAATAACCCAAACGCTTGCAGGCGTGGTTTGAGTAAACACATAAGCTAAATCTTGAGCTGCAGGAATCTTACCTGTAGAGTCTAAGGTAGCGACACCATTTGCTGCTCCATAAGGCACAGTTGTAACAGGTCCGTTTGTTGCCAAAAGAACACCGCTATCCGTCCTTAATTTTAATTCGTGCTCAACGTATATTTGGCTCATAATTTCTAGTTAAACAAGGTAACAATAACAACACCTGCTCCTAATGAGTTAGCGAATGTTATTTGACCTGTATTTGTGTTCCATAAAACCTCGTCAGTAGCTGGACTACCACTTGTTATAATTTTGTTTACCGTAGCACCACCTCTTGAAATATATGCTAAAGACTTACCTGCCATATCAGCATAGGTAATTGATGTCTCTCCACCTGTAGCTGTATAAGATTTATTTGTAAGGGTAATAGCATAAACAACATTTGTAATTACAGAGGCAGTTGGCTGACCTGTAATAATTCCATTTGTGCTTCCTGAAACAACAACTGCATTTTGAATCCAATGACCTATATAACCATACAAGAAGTTAATCAATCTGTCATAGGTAGGATTACCTGCATACCCAGGAACATATGCCTGAATAGCTGTATTCAAACTATTGTAATAAGGTTGATAATACCTTAACACATCAGTCATAATATAAATCAACTCTAACCTATCCGTTTCATCTACCCAATTATAATACTT